CTGAACTAATTGATGCATCGTGCTTTGTTCTGTTGCTAATATCAAACTTTGCCCAGTCCTCAAGTGTTCTTATAAAGATACAATCACCTACGTCTCCAGCCTCTCGATAAGTACCATCCATATCTATACCAATATATTTCTCTATGTAAGATTCTATAGCAGTAGCGTGCGCTTGCTTAACACTCTCACTTGAATTTGGAATTCCTCCCAACTCTTTCTCTGTCTTCGATAGTTTGGTATAATGTTTATCTGGTCTATTTATACAGAACCCCCTGTACCCTCTATTTTTAAAGTGATATAGTAACCTAGGCTTATTGTTCTCAATTAGTATAGGCATCCCATAAAATACACAAGCCATTAGAACGTCTTCATAAAAGATCTCCGCAGTTTGTGGACGCGCAATGTACTCTAAGAAAAAAGTATTTGTTGGAGCCTCATCCATATGGTATGTAGTTAATCCGTGAAGTGCGCCGTTAGATCCACCACCACCAACTGTTCCTGAGATGTCATAACTATCACAACCGAATGCGCCTAGGTGATCGTTTCCAGGGTACTTTATTCCTTTCCTTACAACAAAGTTATTCTGCATATGCGGCTTCGGATTCCAAGAAACATAAAACCTACCACTGTTATTAGGACTAAATATAACCTTACTATCCTTGATACCATCCTTCCAAGAGAAAGATCCTCTGGTCATATGGTGTTCTTTTATTAAGGAATCATTGTAGTCAATTTGCTGATATATTTTTGTTAGGTTAAACAAAGACTGCTTACTCTCATCCCTGAAAGCGTGTGACTCTGTTCTTGGAAACTGTCTGTAGAATTCATTCAAAGCATCAGCATCGTTCTTTAATGAATCAACCTCTGCTTGCCAGTAGTCAATTGCCCCTTGCTCAATCATCTCATTATCAATTCCTAACACAGGATTTTTAGGGGTATGAAAAACAGGCATTCCATACCTATCAATGAACCCCTCCATATTCCACTCCATTGGAATAAATAAACTATATAGCCCACTTTTTGTCTGTCCGTTTCCGTTTCTTTTTACTGTAGCAGAGTCTTCAAATAATTTTTTATAATTATCTCCACCCTTACTTAATGCATTTGAGGTAGACCCCATCATACATTTACCAATAATTTTACTACCTAACCTTAAACAAGTTTTGGTAACTCGCCAGTTATTTAGTATATTGTTTGGCTTAATCCATTTTCCACTCTCATCGTGGACCAATAACAAAAGCTTTTCCCCATCATAAGAGTTATCATCTGTATTCTTCCAGTCAATTGTTGTATCCAGACCTTCAATCTCTTCATCCTGAATAGTGAACATATTCTTTTTTGTAATCTTAGATGCAGGAACCCTAAACGCTAACTCTGTTTTAGGTTTATCCATACCATCTTGAATAGGTTTAAAGAAGAAAGGTAACCTGTTCGCTATAGGAACAACTTTATCTGTAAACATCTTCTTTGCATCACTACCTGTTTTAGATAGGATTCCAACCCTCGCATCTTTTGCGAGTGTTCCTGTATTTACACATTCAGATGAACTCATAAATGAAAATCCAGAACGCCTAATTTTTAAGTAGGTCATCCCGAAACTTCTCTTGTCAGCCTTACAAGCCTCCCAATAAATAAAAAGTATTCTGTTTGCTTCTCTATAGTCAGGGTACCCAACATCAATGCTTGTCCACTGCAAGTACATATAATGAGCGCCGGTGATATAAGTAGGCTTGCCTTCGTTCATAAAGTACATACCCTCTTCCCTATAATCAAACTCTTGCTCAATATAATTAACCCACCTATCCTTGAAGTATGAGTCCATCTCGTTCCATTGGAATATTGAACTTATTCTTTTAAGATCTTTTGGCAACTCTTGTCGCTCCCAGTATTGTTCTTTTTTGTTTTTATGTCTTGACCAGCACGAAGTTCGTGTGGCAGGTATCCCTATAATTAGACCATTGACATTTATAATATCCCCGATGGTTCCATCTTTAGATATTACGATAAGGTTATACTTTAAATCATATCCATACTTCCACGACTTCCCTCTATTCTTAGTGGTAAGTACATTTTTAGGTACGTAATCTTTTAGTACCGTGTATAGACTATTTTGATCTTCGTTCTGCAAATCCTTGTTTGGTATCTGTTTTACTTTCTCCCTTCTCAGACATTTCAATTGCCTCTCTCTCCGCCTCAATTCTATTAAGAATTTCAAAAGCGTCAAATATTGCTAGCTTCTTGGTAGCTGCAGCATTTTTTAATCTATCCGCAGATAGAGCATCCTCTGAGTCGTACTTAATAATTTGTTCCTTCGCTACACTAATCAGTTGTTCCACCGCCTTGTGCCCGGCTTCTATTATTTTTAGCTTTATCTCTTTTGATTCCATCTTTTATTCTTTTAGATTTTCTAAAATTATTTATAAAGAATCCTTCGTCCTCATTTATTTTGTCGTATAAAATATCTTTCCAGTCCTTTTTCATATCACCATACTTATTTGGTGATCGTAGATTCTATATAACTTCTCATCATCAACAGTAAACTCATACTCGTTTTCCGGAGAGAATGTTACCATATCACCTTTGTTAACTCCCTTACTAATTAGATATTCGCTTGGGTACTTCATTAAACCAACTAATGGTTCCTCGCTAAAAGGTTTAAAGATATATGAATCACTTACAGGTACAGGCTTTACAAAACAATACCTGTCGTAAGATTTCCACTCCTCACCGTTATGGTATAAAAAGAATTGCTCATCGTCTATAAAAAATAAATCATCCTTGAAGTAACTCTTACCACTTCGCTGACGACCCTTTACATCGTTGTAAAACTTAAAGACATTGTGATGGACAAGTAGCGTATCACCTATAGAAATAGGACCATCGTACTTTAGTGGGGTCTCAATAACTTCAGCGTACCTGCTAGAAGCCATATGGTCTTCCTGAGAGGTGCTAATTATTAAGTCAACACCACCTACACTTTTTAAATTATTATACCTTTTACCGTTAACGGATTTTACTATAAAATTGAAAGGTGATCTCATTTAGAAGTTTATGTTGTACTCAATGGAGATTGGCATTGTAGCTGTAAATTCTTTCCACAATACCACCTCCTCTTTTTTATTTTGTATCCATATGACAATAGAATTTCTAGCAGTATCAAACTTTATAAGATGAATCTTATAGTTTCCCCCAAGGACATCTTGCCCTGAAATATAATGCATTGCACCTGATTTATAATCAGGTCCTACTGAGATTTTACGTATGTCCATTTTAGATTTAGATAACAGCTTGAGTTGTTATTACTCCGGTGTTACTAACGAACAACTGCCATACACTACCATCAGGAGAAATTAATTTAACTATTCCTCTAGCAATACTAAAGTCTGTAAGAGTTTGAATCGTACAAGACTTTGTCATTAAGTTATTTTCCTCGTCAGTTATAATTAAATAATCTGCTAGGTCAATAGATGTGATATTTGGGTATGATGCTGTGTCGCTAATTTTTGCCATTGTACTTTATTTTATTACCTCTAACGGGGTATCTGTTACTTCTTCTGCTTCTGGATACTTAACACTTCCACTTGCTAAGTCAATGATAGCATTTGCTCCATACTTTTTAACTAAATCAGCTTCTAGTACTGAGAACTCTTTTCTGATAGCGTCTAACTCACCTACCAACAATGCTTGTTGATAAACAACGTCACCAATGTTCATTTTCTTAGAGTTAAATTTCTGGTTTAGTTCTTGTAAATTCTTTAATTCTTCTGCTGTTAAATTTTGATCTTCCATTTTATTTATTTTAAATTTGATTTATGTAACAAAGATAGTAAAAATTTGTTACAAATTACTCTACCGGCGGAATTGGTTCTGGTGGAACTGGTTCACCTACCGTTAGGGTTACTGTAGTAGGATGAATTAAAGATTCAATCTGACTAGCAATTCCTGCTTCTATATTAGCAACTTGCTCTTCTCCCATTGCCGTTTGTGTCCAAGCTACTACCTCTTCGTTTGTCACCTGTTCGAAAGGAATGAATTCAGAGGATGGTCCTGCTTCTAAAGTTTGTGTACCAATACTCGTTGCTTGATAAAATCTGTTTGGTGAGTTTGGGTCTACTTCGTCTGAAGTTCCCGTTACGATCCAGTGTACATTATACACTACATCTGCTTCTTCGTTTTGTTCAACATAAGCGTCTACTGTTCTGCAATTCCAATTGTAAGTTACCATAATTTTATTTATTAATTAACCATTTGTTTTTTAGAGGGATATACAATACTCCTCCTTCGTTTAAATTTGTGTTTAAGAATTTTGAAGCTAAAAGGTCTATTTGCTCTTCACTCATTTCATCCTCATCCCAAATTGTATCTATGATTATTAAATCATATTTTTCTGTTGTTGTGTAGTCAAAGATATCACTTTTTATAATACCTATATTACTATTTAAGTGACCTGAAGAAATATTATAATCTATAATTTCTTGATCTATCTCTACAACATCTATTTTACTACACTTATTTACTTCGGATAAAGTTTGTGGTATTAAACCAAAACCTAATCCAGCAATTAATACTTTGTCATATGTAAATCCTTTAAATGAGTTTTTATAAAATGGATTACAAGTTCCACATTCACCAAGCAATACTTTAGAATACATTTCATTGTTTTCTATAATAT